TTGCGGAGGTCGGCGAACGTTTCATGCTCCCTTGTGGGAGCGGCAGTGGTTTCGGTTGTCATTGGTTGATCTCCTCCAAACAAACCATCTTGTTTGGTACACCAGAGTATCCGACCGCTTTGACATCATGTCAAGGGAGCTTGTGGATTAACCCATCGTTTCACTAGGGTTTGTGTGTGTTGGTTGGTTCTAGTGTGAACAAGTCGTGAAAAATTCCACCAAAGAGCTAGCCCTAAAGGATGGGCTGGCGAAAAAAAAGCCCCGACGAATCGAGGCTTCTTGAGTCTGTTGCCTGTCAGCCGGTCTTGCGGCGGTAGCTCCTGTGTTCGGCCATCACCCCGAGGAGCTTGATCTCGCCCGATGCGGAGCGGATGACCGGCCAGTCATCGTTGAGGGGCACCAGCTCGAACTCGGAGCCGTCGCGCACTCGGTACTTGCGAAAGTAGATTGCACCGTCCATGTGCGCGGCCACGAAGTCACCCGGCTCGGGGTGTAGGTCTGGGTCGATGACCACTCTGTCGCCCGGTCTGAACAGAGGGCGCATTGAGTCGCCCTCAATCTCAATGGCAAACGAGCGTCCACCCACGTTTGCATCCGTCATCAACCCCACCCTCCGCTCCGGTGTATGCCCTGCCAAATGGGCGAGTGCGTCCTCCACTCCGGCGAGCAACGGGACGCGAGAAACCATCAGCTCAACACCCTCGAGTTCAATGCGAACGGTGGGGTCGTACTGATCGCCGATTCCTGTTTGAAGCCATGACGGATTCACGCCGAGCACCTCGGCGATCTTCACGGCGTATCGAGACGTGGCGGCTTGGCTGTCGGCCGCGCAGATGTAGCTGATGGTCTGTTGTTTGACGCCGACCAGACGCGCCAACTGCGCCTGAGTCATTCCCTTTTGGGACAGAACTTGTCGAATCCGAGCGCCCAGTGCGGTCGCGGTCATGTGGTCAGTCCTTCTTGACGAGAGCCACAAGAAGCCTACAAGAGCCTTGTTGGTCTGTCAAAGCTATCAGAGCTTGACCGTTACTTGCAATCCCGTGGCTTCTCATGGGAAGTCCTACCAAAACACAAGGACATTGTATTGACATAGCACCAAGCAACAAGGATACTTGCCTCCGCGAGCTAGGGGGTCGGTCGCTCCGATCTCCGAAAAGTGGCGGAGTTTGTTCCTTTCGTCGCCACCGCTCGCCCCTTCGGGGTCATACGGAAAAGGCGCAGAAAGGCTCTGATGTTTCACTACCAATTCCACATACGGGACTACCTGACAAAGACCCGTCACCTCTCTCTGATCGAGGACTTGGCGTACCGCCGCCTGCTCGACACCTACTACACCGAAGAACAGCCGCTCCCCAAGGACGCTGGCCGATGTGCCCGACTGATCGCCATGCCTGATGAGATTCAGGCTGTCGAGCTGGTGCTCGCCGAGTTCTTCACCCTGACCGATGAGGGCTGGCGCAACGACCGCGCCGACGCCGAGATCGCGGCCTACCACCAGCGAGCCGAGACAGCTCGAGCCAACGGACTGAAAGGTGGGCGTAAGCCAAGAACCCAGTCGGTACCCGAGTCGGTACCCAGTGGGGTACCCACGGCTAACCCAGAACAAACCCAAGGCAAAGCTAACCGTAAACCGAGAACCAATACTCCCCCTACCCCTCACGAGGGGTTCGACCGGTTCTGGTCTGCCTACCCCAAGAAGACCGCCAAGTCCGAGGCGATCAAGGCTTTCGCCAAGGTCGCGCCTGACGACGAGTTGCTCGACAAGATGCTCGAGGCAATCGAGGCGGCGAAGCAAAGCAAGGACTGGTTGAAGGACGGAGGACAGTTCATCCCGTTCCCGAGCACGTGGCTGAATCAGCGCAGGTGGGAAGACCACCTCGAGGCTGAGACCACCGAGGAGAACTGGCTATGAGCGTGACCCTCGCAACCGGCGCGAAGGACATTTGGGATCTACGCCTCACCGGCAAGAAGCCCAACGAGCCTGTCTTCATCACCTGCATTGGCGAGCTGAACGTCAACTGGTTGGTCGAAGCGCCGATGACAACGCGGCTCGAGAACTACGACTGGCGATGGGTTCGCAATCTGTGCGCTGTTCTGGTCTACGGCAACCGCACTCACCATCGCTTGGTGTCCCTGCTGTCGAACACCATCCTGCGCTACGCCCCGAACGGCGGGTATATGCACCCGTTCAACGAGAACTTCGGGTACCTCTGGCTGTGGAATGAGGACGCGCAGGACGGCAAGCTCGCGAGCTGGTGGGGTGGCCACGCTGGCATCCCCGAGATCGGTATCCCCGACCAACCCGAAGAGTTCGAAGTTCGTGCGATGGCTCGCTACGAGAAGAACTACTTCACCTGTCTGCGGGAGGTCGCATGAACGATCTCATCCTCACGACAGACGACGAAGACTTCGCCGCACTAGCTGAGCAACCGCACGACGCGAACAAGATCGTTGCACCTCGGATGTTCCGCGACGAGACCATCTCGTTGCTGGCCGGGAAAGAACAGACCAAGGGCGCGACCATGCCTTGGCCCAAGACACACGACCACATTCGGTTCCGTCCGGGTGAGGTGTCGCTGTGGATGGGTATCAACGGGCACGGCAAGAGTCTGTTGACTAGCCAAGTCATGCTCGGGTTGATGCACCAAGACGAGAAGATCTGCATCGCCTCATTCGAGATGAAGCCGAAGGCAACGCTCGCACGCATGGCGAAGCAAGCCTGTGGTCATCACCTGCCGACAGATCGCTATGTCGATGCGATGTTGAGCCACGCAACCGGACGCCTCTGGTTGTACGACCGCATGGGGCACACCGACCCCGAGCATTTGCTCAAGGTCATGCGCTACGCAACGAAGAAGCTCGGCCTCAATCACTTCGTCATCGACTCGTTGATGAAGGTGGTTGCTGGCGAGGATGACTACAACGGGCAGAAGAACTTCGTGAACGAGATCTGTGCGTTCGCGCAGGACTACGACGTGCACGTGCACCTCATCCATCACAGCCGCAAGCTCAGTGATGAGAACACGATCCCCGGAAAGATGGACTCCAAGGGATCGGGCGCAATCGTCGATCAGGTGGATCAGTGCTTCACCGTTTGGCGCAACAAGAAGAAGGAACAACAGAAGCAAGCAGGCAAAGAAGTAGACGAGAAGATGCCCGACGCTTTCGTGGTCTGTGACAAGAACAGACATGGAGAGTGGGAAGGGAAGGTCGGTCTGTTCTACATCCCCGGTGCGTGCTCATACACCGAGCACCCGAACAAGCCGATGTACCACACCTACTCGAAACACATGGAAGTTGAAGGAGAACCGATATGAGCATGGCCCCAGTAAAAGATCACCTCACAAAGGAGGCCATGAAGCGGGCGACTGACCACAACTGTCGCGCCACGTGCGAATACTCAATCGTCAGGGATGTGTACATCGTCCGCGTTCAGAACGTGAGCACAGGGAAGCGAGTCGAGAAGATTCTTGAACGATTCGAAACCGATTCGGTCGGGCTGGACAATCTTGTGTCGAAGACCATCAACTCAATGGTTGATGCGATGTCGTCAGCACCAGTCTCGCTCGAGCATGAGCTTCAACGATACAAGGACATCGTGAAGCAACTGTCATTCGAACTCGAGATGGCACAGGAGACGAGGCCCGATGTGGTTGCGCGTGTGAGCGCGATTCGCAAGGCCGCACTCGAGCAAGCCGCTGAGTTCGTCATGGACTGGGGCATTCCTCGCGACGGCAAAGACTTCGAGGAGATGTGCAAACAGATCACCAAGCTCAAGGAGTCGAAGAGCATGGCCGTTCAGCGCGGACTCGATGCAATGACTGCGGCATTCGGAGCAAAGCAATGAGCGATCAAGGCGTTGAGTTGCGGAACCGGATGCGGGACGAGGAGCGTCGCAAGAACAGGGAGAAGATGCCCAACCTTGCGAAGGTGGTTGATGAGATCAGAGAGAAGTTCCCCGGTGCGAAGTTGATCTGGGGGAAAGATCTGTTGACTGGGCATGAGGTCGGCAAGCTCGATCCGGTAGACCCAGACAAGGTGTTCACCATACCGAAGGATTACTTCCCATCAACTCCATTGGAGATCAAGCCCAAGAAGAAAGGAAAGCGATGAGCGATAGAGCAGAACAGAGACTCGCCGAGTTGCGACAGATGTCGGAGGAATATGCGAAGGCGTACTCCGAGCGCAACTACCTCGAGGAATTTCGCAAATCAAAGATGGCGATGCTGATGAAGCAAGCCGAGATCGACGGCCACAAAACAGCCGCCGCACAGGAGCGCGAGGCCAGAGCCGACCCCGAGTACATGGCTCTCTTGCTCAATCTCAAAACCGCAACCGAAGCCAGCGAAAGACTGCGCTGGCATTTGGAGGTTGCGAAGTTGGGGGTTGCAGTCTGGCAGACACAGAACGCAAACGAACGAGCAGAAAGGAGAGCTTATGGTGCATGAGGTTTGGGCTGATGTTTCTGGCTACGAGGGTACATACCAAGTATCAGATCACGGCAATGTTCGCAGATGGAAGTCCGGCGTTCGCACCGGCATCAAGGGCTGGAAGAATCTTCGCCCAACAATGAGCAACGGGTATCGCTACTTCGTGTTGTCCCTTCGCGGCGTCATAAGTCGAGTGAAGGCTTCACGTCTTGTGTTGGTGACGTTTGCTGGCGCTCCGTTCCCCGGACACGAGGCGTGCCACAACAACGGCGACCGAACAGACGACAGGTTGATGAACCTGCGGTGGGACACGCGCAAGGGGAACCTCGCTGACAAACACAAGCACGGAACAGCACAGGTCGGGGTGAGGCACCCAATGGCGAAGCTCGACGAAGAGCAGGTGTTGAGCATCATCCGAGCAACCGGAACCCAAAAGGCAATCGGTGCTGAGTTCGGCGTCTCTCAGTCAACAGTTCATGCGATTAAGGCTGGACGACTGTGGTCGCACCTGCATACGCGGGGAGCCAGAGCATGAGCGCACTGACCAAACAGATTGCAGGGAGCCACTACAAGGGCAAGGCGATCCAGCCCGTGGAGTATGTCCACGCAAACGGGATCGGGTTCTTCGAGGGCAACGTCATCAAGTATGTGACG